TTTTGTCAGGAACACTGTTGGTATTTATTAACAAACTATTATCATAAAAGTCGAGATAGGGAAGATGTCCGACCTTGCTAATGAACTTATTGTCATTTACCCTGTTCTGTATGATAACCTCGATATTATTGCTAGAAATCGTATCCTTAAAAATATTGACGATGCCATTGAAACCCGCATCTTTACCTGGACCGACGCTCAACTTATTTGGAAAGCTGATGTTGCGGTTCGCATCGAGATTTGCGATATTGCTATGGACGTATGTGAAAAAATACTTATTCCCGTTGCCTGCAGTACTGCTTAATGTCGTATAACCCAGCGTTTCGTCGGCGATATTTATAGGGCTCACTCTGGTTCCGCCAATAAACAAATCATTGGTGATATTCAGGTTATTTATAGATAATTGGTCGGTGTTAATAAAACTGGCGGTTCCTCGAAAAACCGCCTCGTCAAATACGGAGATGTTATTCACGTTTATATTATGCGCCACCAACGTATCGGCGACATTTATATTATCGCTGCTTAACGTATCCCGAATATCGACATTATTAAAAGTATAACTAGCGCCGTTGAAAATGCCAGCTGTTATTTGCGACGGCCGAATGCTACCTACGCCGTCCGCCCGAATATACACGTCGTCAATATGCTTGTAGTCGTTGGCGAAATTATCAAAGATGATGATGTCGTCGAACTTGGACGTACCCTTCACGTCGAATCGCACCTGCTTCGTAATCGAGATATTGGAACTAACACCGTTGTTTAGTACGTTCTTGTAATAGGTGATGTTTTCCGCCAGATTTTTCCCGATACATACGTTGCCGTTATTGTCGATCGTCAATGCGGCGAAATCCCGGTCATTTGAATAGGTGGGGATGGCCTCCCGGTTATATAAGGCGTTGATTTCTTGGGCGGATTTATTAACATGGAACTCCAGGGGCATCCCTTTTGTCGTTGAAATAACGGCGGGTGATATATTGCTGCCGCCGATGATACCGATGCTTAATTTGGATAATTCTCTACTGGTCGTGTTATAAGTGTCGTTTCGCAATGCGATATGGATGTTGTTGAAGTCGTTGTTAGGCGTCGAATTGATATTCAAGGGATGCTGGTTATAATTCGTATCGACCAGGCCGCCTAATGTAAGGTAGTTCGGCGTATATATGTTATTTACGAGATACTTCATATTATATATGTTGTTGAAGTAGGTTACGACGCCCGTCTTGAATGGCTGCGATTGTGACAAGTCGTTGACGCTCTTTATCAAATCAACGATGGCGTTGCTGCCAATCTCGCCGCTGATCGATATGTTGCTGAAATGGATACCGTGTGCCTGTATTATGCCGTCACACTGAATATTCCTATTCACGTAAAGGGACGCATTGGGCTCCCGATAATTTGAGGATATATAACGCGAAGTATTTATGGCGACCCCTTGTTGATTAACGTACATATTCCATTTCGTATCCATCTGGTTACTATTGTAGTTGGCGGTTCCCATACCGTCGCCGACGACTAAATATTCGTTATCGTCTAGAGATAGCCGCTGAATATCGCTCAACGCATCTAATCCAATACCTAGCGAATCCACTTTGAGGATCGGTTCGGTATCTTGAATAATAAAGTCATCCATTATACAATATACAATACAATACTATTTATTCTATTTAAAAGAAATAAACAATTAATATTTATATAATAAAGGCATATATAATAAAAGTATATATGGAAAGGCCATATGAAAATATGCCGAGGCCATATGAAAATATGCCGAGGCCATATGAAAATATGCCGAGGCCATATGAAAATATGCCGAGGCCATATGGATATACGATATATGAAATATGAAAATATGAAAAAATGATATAATGATACTATAATAATACGATATACGATATACGATATACGGTATGAAACGCATTCAAGGGATTCACAATAAGACTAAAGAGATTGATATAACCTGCCAACCCTACAATAATAAGAACGTTCTCTTACAATGCGAAGACCTCGTGCAGATATTCAATAATAACGGGTTAGACGGCATCCAGTTCAAGAACATCGATTTATATCGAGTGGCATTCGTCCATAAATCTTATTGTACTATGAAAAACATCGACTTTGATAAGAGTAATATTAACTGTCCTACGGATTGCCTACCGCTTCAAGATATGTCCTACGAACGTCTAGAGTTCCTCGGCGATTCGCTCATTGGTATGATTGTAGCCAACTATTTATACAGCAGGTTTCCTGACCAGAACGAAGGGTTCCTTTCAAAAATCAGGACAAAGATTGTGAATGGCCGAATGCTCGGGTATCTGTCGGACAAAATCGGGTTTCCAAAGTTCGCTATAATATCCAAGCAGGTCGAGGAATCGGGCGGTCGAGACAATTTCAAAATTATGGAAGATATATTTGAGGCGTTTATAGGCGCCCTATTTCTAGACTTTCAAACAGAGAGCGACAAAGTCCAACTCCCGAATACCATTAAAATCGCACCATTTACGGGTGCAGGCTATTTCATTGTCGAGAGCTTTATCATTTACATCATAGAGAACTACATCGACTTTTGCGAATTGATACGAATCAAAAATAATTACAAGGATATGCTTGTATCCTATATGATGCATAACCTCCAAGATATACCGAAGTTCTATGAAGTAAAGATCGCTATGAAGGATAATGCCCGTGTCTTCACATACTGCATAAAAGACAGGAACAACGCAATAATTGCAACATCCACTGGGAGCAATAAGAAAGAAGCCGAAAATAACACTGCGAAAGAGGCGCTAATCTATTACAACATAGATATCTGTGAGTACAATTCGAATGTCTAGAGAGTAACGAGAGTAACGAGAGTAACGAGAGTCTCGAAGGTAACGAGAGTAACGAGAGTAACGAGAGTAACGAGAGTAACGAGAGTAACGAGCGGAATATCTTATATAAACAAAATTGAATATTTTATTACAATACTAATACTTTTATACTATAAATAGAACTACGGAATGGATAAATTGAATATCACGCATCTTGTTTTATCTGGCGGAGGGATGCGTGGCGTAATATTTATAGGAGCATTACGGTATCTATATATAGAAAACTTGCATAAAAATATAACGCATATTGCAGCCAACTCTATCGGTTCATTCGTCGCCCTATTTATTACCTTTAAATTGACAATTGAGGATATAGAGGAGATTATTTACAATTCCAAAGACGATAATGGTCTGTGTAATATACCCACCAAAAACTATTATAAAATCATTTCGCACCTCGGGCTATGCTCTATCTCCCATTTTATGGAACATCTGCGAAAGAAACTGCGCGTCAAGTATCCCGATATGACCGATATAACATTTAAAGAAGCCTCCAAGCGATTCGGCGTTAATCTCTATTTTTCTACGACGAATATTAACAGATGCGAGAACCGCATTCTTTCGATCGAGGATACGCCCGACATATCGGTATTCACTGCTTGCGAAGCATCTATGGCAGTTCCCTTGATATTCGCACCTATTGTTATTGAAGGCGAGCATTATTATGACGGGGCATTCACCAATAACTTCCCTATCAAAGTATTCTCGCACGTATCAAAGGAGAATATTATTGCGATGATATTGTATAAAGAAAAGCCCGAATACGTTCCTACAGATACCAAGATTAATATTTTTTATATTTTGCGACAAATATGTAAGATGTTCGAATTGTTACGAGTAAATCAGGTGACGATTAATGAGATTAAAGAGGAAGACAAGGACTACTATTATATGCCAAAGAATGTAATGATGCAGTACTCTATGAACGTGATTGTGAATAGAAAGGGGGTGCGACTAGAACTGACGGACGACCAGATAAACGAGATGATATTATACGGGTTTGGTTCGATGGCCGAGTATATTGATAGGCGCAAGGCGCTATTATATGAGAAAAATAAGACGAGGCTAGCGGGACTCACAGGACTAGCGGGACTCGCGGGACTAGCGGGACTCACAGGACTCGCGGGACTCGTGAGCCTCGATGAAGTAAATGAAAATGATGGAGAAGAAAATAGCGAAGTAAATGAAGCCCGTCTAAAGACTGTCGCGGCGCCTCGTGATAAGATATAAATTATATCATTATTATATAGTATCATAAATGAATAATAATCATGAACCATATATATTCATATTGGATTTAGACGGAACCATAATAGGCGATTGTAGCTATCAGTGTGATATCTATAATATTCAGGAAATCATCAGGAAAAATATAATATTAAAGAATACCAATATTCAGCTGGTAAATCTGGCGAAATATAAGACCCAATGCGATAAAAACCTCGAACATTGCTATAACCTGCAATCTAAACTTCTGCGACCACACTTCGCAACATTTATGAGCGAGATGCGAAAGAGGTTCCCAAACAGCTTCTTCTTTATTTATACAGCTTCAGAGAAAACCTGGGCGAATAAAGAGATCCTAATTATAGAAAAGCAGAATAACATCAAGTTTAATCGGCCGATTTTTACGAGAGACAACTGTATCAAAGATTCTGCAGGTAATATTAAGAAGTCTGTCAATAAAATATTACCGCAACTTTTAAAGGCACTCAAAATACCGAAGACGCAGGCACAGGCCATGGCCGCCGCAGGCATCATCAATAGACTAATAATTATCGATAATAACCCGACGTTCATAGACTATACCGATCACCTGCTTCTGTGTCCCACATACGATTACCTGAAGTTCCATAATTTGTGGGAAAATATTCCCCTAGAATACGCTAAAATAACCGAGTTGAGACAATTTGTATCCCGATTAATCGCTAGCAAGAAGATGTATGTTAAGAATAACCCTACAAACAGCGTGATATTAGAAAAGTTACACAGATGGTTGTATAGAAAATATAAGAAGGTTAATAAGTATAATAGCAAGTATAATAACGATTCTTTCTGGTTGAATCTCGCGACGCTCATCAAGCACCACAATATTACCGTATTCAATAAGAAGAATATTACTCTGCTACAGAAGAGCATATAAGAGCATATAAGAAGCTTATAAATATATATACGCATACGGATAAGGGATACGGAACCAAAGAATGGTGTATATAAGCTTTGATATTGGTATTAAAAATCTCGCATTGTGTATTCTTGAGAAGACTGATGACGAAATCTTCATATTGGACTGGCGTATAATATCTCTAGCAGAGAAGAAAAAAGACATCAAAGGTATTGAGGATATCGCAGAGCGTATCTATATGGAACTTGATAATATTGTAGGGTCTCTTAAAGACAAAGGAATTGCCACAATAGATTATGTGCTTATTGAGAACCAGCCGTCGAACCTAAACGGTATGATGAAAACCATTCAATATATTATTTACTGCTACTTCAGTCTCCTTAAATACTGGGATAAGGTAGTAGATAACGTGTTACTCGTTAATGCGGGTCTTAAGACGAAAACGCACGAGTATAAACCGGCAATCCAAGTAAAAATGGAAGATGAAACGCCGAAAACCAAAAACGCCAAAGGTTTCCGTCGTGATAAATATAAGATGAATAAACAGACCAGTATAGAGATATGCAGGAATTACATTAAAGATGATGCGGCTCTTTGTGAAATATTTGACAATAACAAGAAGAAAGATGATTTATGCGATGCGTGCCTACAGGCAGTCGCTTATATAAGGACGAATATGATGGGAAAATGCGGGACAAGTGGGACTGACAAGGCTGAAAGATATAATAAGGTATCTTATAAGAAGATTCTTGATGTATCTTGAATGGAGGATACCTTCTATATTATTATTGAATCATTATTGAAATAGTATCAGGTCTCTTATTTAATAACGAGAGAGTTTTGTATTTTATATTTGTAATTGGAATATCTTCATTAATTTTATCAATAACACCTTTGAAATCATTACAACCTGCCTTTATTTTTCCACTGTTTTTTATTTTGGAAAGTCGAACAATTATATTTTGTTCTCCATTAACATTTAAATCACCTAATATATGATTTGACAACGAGTCAATAAAACGGGATATAACCTTTATAATAATGATTGTTTTTTTAATGTCATCAACTAAAAATTGCTTTAGAAAATGAACGCATTCTACTTCACTGACATCCTTATCATAACTGCTAATAAGCATATTTCTAAAGTATATCACAATCTTTTTCCCACTTTTGCGTTTTTTGAAGTGATTTATATTTTTATCTAGGAACTTCAAGTAATATATTGCACCACTTACGTAAGCATGTATAATATTATATAGATCACTAGAATCCCTAATATGTTTTTTAAATATACTATATATTGACTTTAATAACAACCTTGTCTTCTCTTCTTGTACTATTACCTTTTTTATAATTTCATTCATAGATATATTTTTGATAATGTTAATAAGCGGTGTATATGATGTAGTAAATTGCCTGATTATCTTTCTAGTATCCTTCTCTATACCATCTGTTCCACTTAATATTTCTTCGATATATGCCATAAAGTCGTCACTTCTTATATCATTACCTTGTATAGACTTGTATATATATAGATCTTCATCCAACTTTGAACTGAACTCTTTTATTTTTTTTAATACAGATTCTTTAAATATTGAAGCTATATTTAATGATTCAAATACATTAGAAAGAGCTGTAGTAATCTTTTTAAACATATCGCATTTATAATGGATATAATGCAGGATTATTATTTTTGGTAGATAGGAAGCTAGAACAACATTCGGTTCGAATCTTTTCTTATATCCAACCTTCATAGCTATCGCATTTTTAAACAAATCAAATGTTTCTATCTTGGGTGTTTTAGATTGATGTGTTGGCGTTCCTGATACATTGTATTCAGGAAAAACAATAGATGATGACTTTTTTTTTGCCCCTAATGGTGACCTTGGCGACTTTTGTGACCCTTGTACTCCTCGTACTTGCGATATTTGTGTTCTAGATTCTTCAGGAACTCTAGATAATATAGGTGGGCTTTGTGATCTAGGCGCAATCCCTACATTATTTAGTGGGTTTAGGACAACACTACTTCTAGATACAGAGGTCTGTGATGCTTTTG